ACCCAGGTGGTGAACGGGCTGTACGCCGTCCAGATGTGAAAGGTCACACTGTCAGGCGGTTCAATCTCTTCACCGGATGACGAAAACCAGAGAATGCCATCACGGGTCCAGATCCCGGTCTTTTCGCAGATATAACGGGCATCAGTAAAGTCCAGCTCCTGCTGGCGGATGACGCAGGCATTATGCTCGCAGAGATAAAACACGCTGGAGGGGTCATCCGGCGTCCATTTGAGGCCAAACGGCGTCTCTTTATCGCCAAATTTAAGATACTGCTCCTCCCCGCAGTGCGGGCAGGCAACATGAAAACGCATAAAATGCGGGGATTCACTGGCTGCACGCTCAATCTGGCAGGTGCCTCTCACTTTGGGCGTGGAGCCACGGATGGACTTTGGCCAGACCGAGCCTTCAATACGCTTGTCACCCAGGAACGTCGGAGAGCCTTCCTGTTCAATATCCTCATCAAAGGCAGCAAGTTCATCATAACCCGCCACATCAACCGACTTTTCACGGTAGTTTTTTGCCGCTTTACCGCCCAGGCACCAGAAGCCACGACCATTGGTGAAACGCTTCATAGTGAGCGTGTTATCCCGGTGCTTTTTGCCATACCACGGGGCCAGAGACAGCAGCGACGGAATATCGCGGATGGTAGGCTCGACGTGGGTTTTCATAAAGTTCTCGGCATCACCATCCGTCGGCAACCAGATAAGGGTGTTACGCTGCTTATGCTCTATGAAGTAGGCATAAACACCCAGCAGCATTTTTGAATAACCAACACGGGCAGACTTCACCACATTCACCTCGCGGATGTAGTCGCTGCCCATCGCATTCATGATAGCCCGCTGAAAGGGTAGTGTTTCCCAGCGCCCTTCCTGGTATGCGGATTCTTTCGGGAGATAGTAACTGGCATCCGCCCATTCAACGGCAGTCTGTGGCTCCGGCCTGAACAGGGCTCGCAGCCCGGCGCGTACATCACGCCGCAGAATATCAATCTGACTGTTCGATATATTCACTCAGCACCCCCGGTATCAGTTCATCCAGCGCGGCTGCTTTGTTCATGGCTTTGATGATATCCCGTTTCAGGAAATCAACATGTCGGTTTTCCAGTTCCGGAAAACGCCGCTGTACTGAGAGAGGGATCCCGTCAAGAATACTGGCAATTTCACCTGCGATCCGTGACAGCACGAAAGTACAGAATGCGGTTTCCACCACTTCTGCGGAGTCTCTGGCATTCTTCAGCTCCTGGGCGTCAGCCTGCGCACGCGTAAGTCGATGGCGTTCGTACTCAATAGTCCCAGGCTGGAGATCTGCCTCGCTGGCAGCCCTGTAATCCTCAACCTCTTTACGGAGTTTTTCATTTTCGATATCAGCTTCCCTCTGCGCATACCACTGAATTGCCGTGGCGGTATCAAATACAGATTCAACGCCCTTACCACCTCCGGAGACGCAAGGGAGCCCCTGAGACTGCCAGCGTTCAATCGTTCGCGGATCCACGTTGAAAATTTCGGCAAGTTTCTTTTTATTAACCTTCATGAAACAGTCTCACAACAAATACAGGATCCGACATGAAAGTGCCCGAAAATGACTTTTTCAGGCGTTTTCATGTCGGACCTTTACGGATTCGATATTAGAAAAAACAAATAGTTATGTTCGAGAAGTACCGACATGATTTTCCCCGGAAAATTTTCATAAATAGCGAAAACCCGCGAGGTCGCCGCCCCGTAACCGGTCGGATCGCCGGAAAGGACCCGCAAAATGATAATAATTATCATCTACATGTCACAACGTGCATCTACGCCATCAAACCACGTCAAATAATCAATTATGACGCAGGTATCGTATTAATTGATCTGCATCAAATTAACGTAAAAGCAACTTCAGATAATACAAATCAGCAACACTGAATATGGGGCAACATTATGTCATCAAAGAACAGAACCCGCAGAACAACAACCCGCAACATCCGATTTCCAAACCAGATGATTGAACAAATTAACATCGCTCTTGATCTGAAAGGTTCAGGAAATTTTTCAGCGTGGGTTATTGAAGCCTGCAGAAGAAGATTAATTAATGAAAAATATTCTCAATTTGTACCCAACAAAGACAAACACGACCAGAGAACCTGTTCAGACAGGTTTACTTAAACGACTTATATATGACACAAAAAGCGACCACTAAAGTCGCTTTTTCTTATGGTAACAGGCAATAACGCTCTCAGATATTTTTTAGCATTTTTTTGACCGCGCGTTTCCGGACGTATTCTGTTCTCCTGTCCCTTTATATCGTCGGAATACCCGCCGCTCTTCAAATCCCATTCCCAACTCAGAATGTAGTCTGTTGACCGCTTGTTTTATTTCGGTCAGGTTCACCGGTGAAACCGGAGTCCGGCGCGCCTTACGCAAACACTCTGCTCGTTTCTGTGCCGCCACTTTTCTTTTCTGGTCATCACTTAGCTGTACCATCACTTTTGCCCATCGTTCAGCTGCTCTCCGGTACAGTCCTTTTTTCTCCAGACATTCTGCCAGGTGATCATGTAGCATAAGTAACCTCCGTTTATCTACAGACTGCCATCCTGAATTTACCGTCCTTAATAAGACAACAATAAAAAACTAATTATATAAAAACAATAAAAATAATATACAAAAAAACTAAACAACAAAGAAAAGCAAATCATATCTGGCATTTTAATTGAAAGAGCAATTACCGAACAAAAGACGCTGACTATATACTCAAAACCAAACAACAATTCTGCCAATCAGGTATCATGGCAACACACGGAATTACCATGTTTTTGCCTTCTCTGCCCATACAATACGGGCATATACTTCATACTCTATTGTAATATTTCTATCCATGTGCCCCACTCCATTTACCTGTAAATAATATTCAAAATATTTATCACAGAAATCGTTTTTGGCCATGAACTGAGCACACTATAAAGTCCGGAACTGACTCTTTGTTAAATTACCTTAACGTTACCAGTAACACCCTCATAACAAAACATCACGGTATACACTGGGTACGGATATATTCCTGTGCTCCTTCCAGTTGCTTCTGCATTGCCATCAGCCGTTCTCTGAGGATGAAATAATCCCGTTCAGCGGTGTCTGCCAGTCGGGGGCCGGTTGCATTATCCACGCCGGAGGTGCCGGTGGCTTCACGCACGGTACCGGAGCAGGTGGCGTTGATCCGCAGGCGCTTACGACCAGCGGCAACATCAGCACGCAGAGTTTCATTTTCAGCTCTCGCATCGGCTAATTCCCTCGAGTATCTGGCATCAAGTGCAGCGACATCACGCTGGCGTATCTGCATATCAGTAATTGTCGCGTTCGCCAGCTCCAGCTCACTGGCTTTTTTATCGCGCTGCTCTTTGTAGATGATGGCGTGATCACGGTAATGATTCAGCCCCAGACTAAGCGCACCACAGGCCACCAGCAGGACAATGATAACCACACACAGAACACGGTTCATATCACCACCAACGGATTGCCCAGACCAGAACAGCAATGGCCACAATACGAATGGCAAAAGCTGCCGCTCTTGTTAAATCCAGACTGGCTGGCGTCTCCACTTCAATGCCTTTCATAATGGACAACCTCAGAAAGAATCTTTTATACTTCCTCACAGGGAAAGTACCTCCCTACCCATAATTTCTCCCTTGCCTTACTCAAGGTCAGAAAACACAAAACCCCGCTTGCTGCCAACAAACGGGGTTTTTACTTTTATTCACTTAGGTTTTACCAGTTTTCAGGATTTCGTGTTATCCACCCGCGTTGGCCAACGTCATTTTTCAGGAAAATATTCTGCTATCTGTCGATGTCCCAGCACGCCAGCGCGCTCTCCTGGTCACGCCGTGAGACCTGACCGTAGCAATTATTTGAACGGATACGGCAGTCTCTGCCACCGTCCTTAATCCACCAGCGAATCGCCTCACAGGCACCTTTTCGATCGCCTGCATTAATTCGTTTATAAAACGTCGACGGGAAGCACTTACCGGGGCCAATGTTGTACGGACAGAATGACGCGATCCCCGCTTTCTGGGGTTCGGTCAGCGGCACCCGGATGTTTTTCTCCACCCATGCCAGCGCCTTGTCACGTTCGATGGCATTAACCCGGTCGCATTTTTCCTTTGACAGCTTCATGCCAGGAATAACAGGCTTACCATCCACCAGAATGGCACCACGGCAGATGGTCCAGATCCCCGCACCATCACGGTATGCCGTGGTGTGGTTACCTTCCTTTTCATCCAGAAACTGGTCGAGGATTTCAGGCGCAGAAGCACCTGCACCAATCAGCGCCAGAACGGCAGCCGACAGGCCGTATTTTATTTTTTCGTTCATGGGGATTTATCGATTTCTAATCCCTTGATATGTTAGGTATATAATCCAACACTCATGGTCGCTCTCATAAACATATCCCTTGAGACGCAGCAGATTACAACAAATGAAGCCATATAAATGAACAGTAAAGAAAGTTTGCGCAGAAGATTTTTACAACTAATGACAGAAAACGTTAAATCAGAGTTACTTCTTCTGATGGCAGATAATAACGAAGCAACAAGCAGCATTCTTGCAGACCCTTACGGTAAGATCTCACATAAAACGCTGGATATTATTACCACAACATTAACACCGCTGATGCTTCAACGGCTGAAACATAATATCAACGCATGGGTTAATGAAGAATTAAGTCCTCCCTGCTTATGGGATTCTCGTTACGCATGTCAGCAAAAAATGCGAATTTTCAACTTACTATCACCAAAGCTCAGGTAGCCATAAAATCCTGCCCTTCATGGCATACAGGATTTCAATGGAATCACAATGACCAACTCTTGCACAGCTGTATCCCTGACTCCCCGACAACTCAGATTTTCAGTATCTGCTGCTATCTAAAGAGAAAGCGCACAAATGCAAGGGTCTTTCATCACGTCCTGTTATTGATTGCCTGTGACCTTTTCTTACCTCATGGAACGTTTTTTCAGTTAGAAATATTCATTTTACAACCAGTTCGTATTGTTTATTCATCGACTACTCTCCCCGCGCCACCTTACGACGGTCCTCTCTGATTTTGAAATACAGGTTAGTCAGATACGTCAGCAGGCCAAACAGCAGACTTCCCAGCACACCTATTGCCACCCACTGGGACGGAGAGACTTTGTCCAGCAGCTGCAGTAACCAGTATTCCGTCCCCACCGCTGACGTGGTGTATGACACACCTGTTGTGATTTTTTCCATCTGATGTATGTCTCCGTCACCGCCGACAGAAAATGAAAGTAAAGAAAAACAAAAAAGCCGCCAGTGTCACCCACT